CAAGCGACCTTGCAGGGGTAGTGGGTACACAGCCACCACAGCACCAGCGTCGCGAGCCACATGGACTTGCCGACGCCGTGGCCGCTGCGGATCGCAACGCGGTCGTTGTCGCGGATCAGTTCCAGCGCTTCGCGTTGCCACGCTTGCGGCTCCGCGCCGATGATCGTCTGCACGAACAACGCCGGGTCGTCGCGCAGGCGCAGCAGGGTCCGCTGTTCGTCGGTGAGTTGCTGGTCAGTCATACGACACACTCTCCACCGTCGGCTTGGCAAAGCGCGGCCTGAATGCGCGCGCGTGCGATAGTTATATATTTGGCTTCGCGCTCAATCCCGATGAATTTGCGCCCGAGTTTCACAGCCGCCGCGCCGGTCGTGCCACTTCCGAGAAAGGGGTCGCAAACTGTCATCCCCTTGTCAGACCAACTTGCAATGTGGTCGCGAGCCAAGTTTTCGGGGAAAGGCGCAGGGTGATGTTGCCGGGCCTTTACGGCTGGCATTTCCCAGACGGCAAAACGTTGCCCATATTCGCCAATCATCTTGCCCTTATTAGATACCGGCCTGGTGGAGCCATCAGCCTGCCTGACGGTCCCACGAATGGCTTGACCGGCTGATTTGTTCTTGCGGTCCTTAATTGGATTGAACGCTTGCGGTGCGCCGTTGCTTAGAACAAACATATACTCAAACGTCGGGGCATAGCGTACAGCAAGCGCGCCCACCGCGCTAAACGCGCCCTTGCTCCAAATCATCGTATCATGCAGCCTTAACCCGCACTCGTCTTTGAAGTGCAGGGCCTGCCGGAACGACGTGCCAGTTTCGCTGCCATTGATTGTCGCGTCGTTTACAATCCACACAATGACGCCACCCGGTTTCAGCAGCCGCGTCATCTGGCCCGCAATCGCTGCGAATTTTTCAAACGTCCAATCGGTGAGGCTGTCATTGTAGGTGCGCAAATTATCGTAAGGCGGCGAAGTAACGAAAAGGTCAACGCTATCGCCAGGCATGCCGCGTAAAACGTCTAAACAATCGCCGTGATGCAGGGCGTTAGTCATACGACACACTCTCCACCGTCAGCTTGGCAAAGCGCCGAAGCGTCGTCAAAAATCCAGTCGCCTTGCGCTGTTACAAATTCGCGGGTGCCTTGGCGGGTGTAGCGCTTCGACCAGCTGCCGCCCGTCTCGGCCTCCATGCGTTCCCACCAAGCAGCGCGCTCGGGCATATCCCGCGACAAGGCGGCAATGAACCGCTCGCTTTTGAGGAAGCAGCCGTCGCAGTTGCCTAGCGGGGTCTTTCCTTCAACGCTCGGAAGGCGCAAGTCGAACGGCTGCTGCCGCCAAAACTGCATCACGTCCGCTTTGCTAATCTGTGCGTCAATCAGTGGAAATGCGTTCTGCCAAGGCTCGTTTTGCGGCTGCTTGGCTCGGTGCGCTTCATCGGCACGGATGCCAACGTAGTTTGTCCAGTTGCGCCAGCCCAGCGACTTGAGGAAACGCTTTGCGGGCTTGATTTTGAGGTCTGACGTACAGAAGCGCGCCTGTTGATTTGGCAGGTATTTGCGTTTGCGGATAAGCGCTTCAAACGGCTCGCCGTTGCGTGCCGCTGTTTCGTGACTGACTAAGCGGAACCAAGGTCGTTCTGGGGTGTATTCGACCCAGTCAATGGCTATGCCAAAATGCACGCCTACGTCGCGGACGAAATCTAGCGTCTCGGGCATTTCGCGGCCGGTATTTGCGAACACGACGCGCGCGGCGTCTAGCGCTCCGGGCTGCGCTGCAAGGCGTGCCAGCATCATGCCGCTGGTGCGGCCGCCGCTGAAGCCGACTTGCACGTTCATGCGGCTACCTCGCGAAAAAGCGCCCCGGGCCGCGCCGCTTGGCTATGAACGCAACCCGGGGCTAGTGCAGCAGCACGGTTCAAGAGGGAGGAATTTGAAACCGCACGGCTCGGCAACAGGAGAGAATCGGCTGACTGCCGTCCATGGTGTACCGAGTCGAAACCCGTACTGTCAAGCAGCATTACGCGACCTGGTGCGAATACCACGACGATTTGCCCACGCCCGTACTTCAGCCGGATCGAAATGCGACCGCCGCAGTACGTCCTTCCGGTGCGGCAGCGGGTCGGGCGCGCCGTTCACGTAGCCGGGGAGCGCTTTGGGGTCGATGCCCAGCCACGCTATCGCTTCCGCTGCGGTCCACGTATAGCGCCGGCGCGTGTCGTCGGTTTCGGCCGCGTCCCAGAATATCGGTTCAGCGGAAGGTCGCGGTATATCTCCGCAGTAGTGGTAGCGATACCAGCGGTCGACCCAGTCGATGTAGTCGCGGCGCTGGGTCGGGTCCATGTCGTGGAACCGCTTATGCTTCGGGTCGTGGTCGGACTTACGTGCTGCCATTGCGCCGCCGCTCCATCAGTTCCGACAGTGCCAGGGCGTTCCAGACCACAGCGTCGTCGTGGTGGATCGGCCCAAACTGTGTGTCGGCTTCGTCGGTGGTTTCGCCACGGATCAGCGCAAACGCGTGACGCAGCAGGGCGTCGTGGTAGCGGTCCAGCGACGGGACGTTGTGCCAGTTGTGCATGCCGTACTGCGCCGCGCCGTGGTCGTTGCGGGCGATGGTGCGTAGCAGCGCGTTCTGGCCGGGCAGGCGTACCAGCCCAGACCAGCGCGGCTTGGCGTCGTCGTGTTTGTTGAACTGCTGTTGCTGGGTCATGCGTCGGACTCGTCCTCGGCCGTAGGTGCCGGCGCTAACGCTTCGACCAGCCGCCGGTGCTGCTTGTACTCGCGCGCGGCGGTTGCCATCGCGGCGTGTTCCGCCACGGCCCAGCGCCACGCTATGCAGTGGGCCTCGTACTGCCACGGCTCCATGTAGTTGTTGGGCGGGCGGGACCACAGCCACGCGGTGCTTTCGTTCATGGGCTGGTCGTTCAGCCACGTGCGGTCTTCGCGTGTTGCGCGGGCCAGGTCGCCGATAGCGTCGTTGCGTTGGAACTGCTTGCCCAGCCAGCGGCCGAAACTAACGGACAGCTTGGGGTCGTCCGGTTCAGCGCGTAGGCGGGCCGCTTCGCGTTCGAGGGATTCAGCGTGGGCGGCGCGGCGTTCGGCGGCGTGTTTCTTGCGCTGTTTTTCAACGCGTTCGCGGTACGTCATTTCGGGCATGGGGCTGTAGTCCTAAACATCAAAGAAATCGTTGAACCGGCGTGTCGCCGTGACATACGCGCGCCATTCGTCGCCGGCCCACTGAGCAGCGATCACGGCCTGCATGCAGCCGCCACGGTGCTCAATATGGCTACGCAGCGCGTCTGGAGACCAGTCGTTGGGCGGGTCGCGTTCCGCGTCTTGCGCTAGGTCGCCGATAGGGTCGTCGCGGTCAGCTTGGCGGGAGAGCCACGTTTCGAAGTCGTCGGGGTAAATCATTTCGGGCATGGGGCTGTAGTCCTTTGTGGGTGTGTCATAGGGGGGGGTCGGGGTGTTGTGGGGGGGGATAAAATATAACGTGCACCCCCGCGTGTGTTTGCTGGGGGGGGCTACGGATCGTCGTCCGACACCATCGCGTCGATGGCCCGCACAACGTCCCGGGTCAGGTACCAGTCGTTGGAATTGCCCGACACTAAATCGCGCTCGGCCTGCGTTTCGTCGCTAAGTGATTGATCTGCTTCGATAAATCCGCGTGCCGGGTTTACCTCAATCGGCGGTTTGTGTCCGGTTTCGGACGCGTTGCCGTCAATGACCTTGCTGATGTCCTTCAATGCCGCGCTCAGGTTGACCGTAACGGACGTTTGAGGCGTGTTCGGCTGCCAAGCAGGCCCACCCTGCGACTGGAGCCAGAACCGCTGTGCGGCCACGTCAGCGTCTTCTGTGGCGCGTTTGAACAAACTGTTTGCTACGCGTGCTGTCGCGGTGATCTTCGCTTTAGTGATCCGTTCACGCGCCTCGCTCGTATTGTCCAGCAGCGCAGTAAATTGCGGCTCTGATACGCCAAGAAACCCCGCCATCTGGGCGTGCGTACAGCCCACAGCACTGAGCCGCTCGCATTCGCGTAGCTGTTCTTCGGTCATGCGCTTCCGCGCTCGTCGTTTCGCCGGCATGTCGCAATACTACCTCTACAGTCGCTCAAATTCAATAAATACCATGAAACCGGACCCGTACCCGTACCCTGCGGCCCGATCCGATGACGCTATGTCGCTATGACGCTTCTCCACATTCCCCCTTTTTTTATACATACGCATATACCCACTCTCCACACTGCCTTTCGCTAAAGCGTCATAACGTCATATCGTTAATAAAGCCCCGTCAGCATTGGCTGAAACCCTGTGACACGGTGATGACGCTATGACGCTTCTCGCCCCGGGTCACGTCAACCACGCGGACGCCCCGTCGACGATTTCGCCGCGAAGCGTATCATTAATTTTATTCGGAACCTCGCCCCTGACCCAAAACCGCGCGTTGACGCCATCGACCGTAGTGCGCACCTGTCGCCACCCGCCACGCTTGAGCTGTTCCGCTTGACCGCCACCGCGTAACGACTGCCCGGTGATATGCTTCACGATGTCGTTCATGTCTTTGCCGCGCAGCGCTATGTCTAAGCGGTCGCCTGCTGCCTCATTAATGATGTCAACGAACGGCGGTATCAGGCTGTCCTGTATCAGCGCCGTGTCAGACTCCGGCGCGCGCAACGCTAGCGGCTCATCGGCATATTGCTGCAAATACGCGCTGATGTCCGCGAGACCTTGTTCCGACAAGCAGTTCATTGCGACCCGCACGTACCAGTCAGGGTCACGCGGCGCGGAGTTGCACACCACCGCAAAAATCCGCCGCTCGTTGGCGTCAAATGGCAGCGACTCAAGGCTGTTGCCTAAGAATATGAACCGACTGTAGTGCTTAGTCATATATGGGTCTGCAAATTTGGCCTCGACCTGCAGGTACTCTTCTGAGATCGCTGACTTGAGCGCTTCCATGCTGCCCCACCGCCCCTGCGCGCCGTCTGTCGTTTCCTGCACGACGACCAGCGTTTTGGCCTGCAGCCACCCGGTAAAGCGGCCTGTTAGCTGCGATAGGCTTTCCAGCGACGCCGTATGCGGCTCATGGTGCATCCGCCGCAGGATTTCACAGGCCAGCGACTTGCCGGTCCCTTTAGCGTGACTAATGATCAGCAGCGCGTAGCGCATGCGTTCGTCCATGCGGAACAGCGAACACGCGGCCCAGCGGTATATTTCTTCAGCATAGTTTTCACGGCCATCGCACAGCACGCCTTCCACAAGCTCGCGAAACAACGCAACGGCATCGCTGTTTGCGTCGCCGACTTTGGCCCATTCCGCCGCTGGATTATCGCGCCATAGGTTCAGCTTGCGCACCGCGCCTTGCCCGCAAATTCTTGGCTGGTACGGCAACACGTCAGCGCCATCGACTACTGTCTTTTCAACGTCCAGCTTGTATCGGTCGACCCACTTGATGCGTTTGGTTTTGCCGTCATCGGTGATTACCGTTTCGGCAAACGGCGCGTTGCGTAGTTCCCACGCCTGATGCGTCAGCAGCGCCGCGTCGCCCGCCAGATCCACAAACTTATTGGCACGCTGATCAAACGGCCATAGAGACCGCCACTGCTCGTAGGTCAGCTCCTGCCCTGGCGCGTCCCCTGCCCCAGCCGGTACAGGTGCCGGCCACTTTTGTTTCGCGCGGTCCAGCAGGTCTTGCACTTCCCGCCGCGTATCGTCCGGGCTGTAGCCCTGCAGCGTCCAGTGTTCGACCGCGTGCGCCACGATATCCACGTCCGACACCCCGCGCTGAAACATCGACGCCACGCGGTCCCGCACGTTGCTGTTCCAGTTCACGCCGTTGCGTATGTCGGTTTCTACAGCGTCCCAGTCGCGTTGCTGTCCCGGCATGCCGTCCAGCTGCTCCAGTGCCGCCAGCGCACGGTCAGCAGCGCCAGCACCGGCCGGCTGCAGCTCCAGCAGGTCTTCAATGTAGTAGTCCGGCCCTTCCCACTGCGGGTAGCCCGGCCACGGCGCGCATATCGCTGGGTCGCCCTTGAGCCGGTCGTTGCGCGTACCCGGCAGCCGCAACACGCGTCCCGGGTTCACCGCACTAGCGTCGCCACCCAGCGCCGTTGCCAAGTGCTGATTGACCTGCCGCACAAGCGCCATGTCGTCTGCCGGATCGTCGAGCCGCCAGTACGCATGGACCCCAGCGCCGCTGTGATATACCGCCGAAGGCGGCATCGCCAGGTTACGCAGCATTGCGACGACCGGTTCGGCCATAGCGCGCGCTTCGGCTACGGTCGTGTTTGGTTTGTCCGAAGTTGGCACGACGTCGATGTCCACCCAAACGGCAGGCACCCGGGCGGCTGTCCCGTTGCCCACGGGCCGGCGTTCTAGTGTCGCCGCGACGCTGTACGCCACGAACTGCGGCCCACGTAGGTCCGGCTCGTCGGCGAACTGGTCGTGTTCGATGTACCGATGGCTCGGCGGGCGCTTGGTCAGGTCGCGCAGTTCTACGACCATGCCGTCCGGCCAGCCGTTGCGCCATAGCTCTGTGAGGTGTGTCGCCGCTATGCCCATGCTAAAGCCTCGTAAAGTTGTTCTGTTCTCGGCGTCGCAGCTGTTTCAGGACGCGTTTGACCGCCAGCCGCTCGCGTTCCGGCAACGCCCAATAGTCACGCAGCAGCGCCACAGACGCCTGTTGCTGTTGCTGGTTCATTGGGTTCGCTGCAGGGATCGTCAGGTCGGCTGTCAGTGCCGCTACGCTAGTGTTCAGCACGGCCGCAATGTCGAGCAGTTGTTGCACCGCCATCGCGCGTTCGCCGTTTTCCCAGTTGTACCAATTCCGGCTTGAGTAGTTGCCGACACGGGCTGCCGCGTCACCGGCTGACAGCCCGCTCGCTATACGTCTCTCGCGAATCCGCGCGCCCAGCTCCTTGAGCATCGGCGTCCCGGTTTTCGCGGCCCATTGACGGGCAGTACGTGCTGGCATCTGACTAGAACGGTATTTCGTCGTTCATGTCGTTGCTGACGCTACCGCCACCGGGCGACTGCGGCACCGCAATCCCTGAAGCCAGCATCGTCTGCGTGTTGTTGCCCATAGGCCGTGCTGGTTCCGCCGCGATTTCTGGCAGCATAAACGGTGCCTGTGTGTTCGGGTCCGTTGGGATACGGCCCACCAACCCGGACGCTGCGCCGGACAGCTCATCCGCACCCTCGCCAGCCGCACCTGTGTCACCGGTCGCGTCGATAAAGCCCCGGAACACGAAGTTCGGCACTTTGATGTTGCCGCCGGCTTTCGATTTGATCTGTTCCGGCTTGCCCAGCTCGAACACGGGCGTCCAGTCGGCGAGGCTGTACGTCCGCCCCGCCGTCTTGCGGACCAGCTGCATCGCCTGCCTGATCTGGATGTTGCTGGTCACGGTTTGGGTCGTCAGCGTCGCCTGATGCCACTCGCCGCTGACGTACAGCATCCCGTCGATCTGGAAGCCGTCCGACCAAGCGTCTTGCCCCGAAGCGCGTCGCGGGTAGTCCGTATAGGTCGTCGGCAACCGCTGACCCAGCGCGAGATACGCTGCGTGTTCCTCAACCGGGGTGCTGGACTCGTCGGTCCACGCCACGCGGGTCTGCCGGAACGTTGGCATAGCCGCCGCGAACAGGCTGCCCGTGATGTCTAGGTCTTGGTCGTTGGTCAGCGGCCGGCAGTACCAGCTGCCTTGGCGATACTTTAGGAACGGCGGGCGGTCGGCACTGCTGCCGCCATCAAGCCAGTCGAAATTGGGTGTGAGCTGCTGCTGTGTAGCAATATCGGTAGTCATAGCGTTTTGGTCCTTTACGCGTTTACAAAGTGGTTACTCGTTTTCGGCGACAGTAAGACGGGGAAACCCGTTGCCCTGCCGCATGTAGGGGCTCAGGTCGAGCCCATCCGCTTCAGCTGCTTTGCGGTCGAACGTCTCGCGTCCTTTGCTCACGCTGTAGCGAATTTTGAACCCCGGGGTCTGCGCCACCGAGGCATCGTGCGTTTCGAGCAGCAGCCGGATTTGATCCGTGGCGCGCTCCTTGATTGCTTTGGCTTCCGCTTCTTCCAGCAGCGCCGTTGTGCGGGCGCGGGCTAGATCGTCCAGTTCGGCGATTACCGCGTCGGGCAGCGGCGGCTTGTCATCCGCGCCATCGTCATATGCCGCGATACGGGCTACCCGTTCCTGCTTGCACGTCGCTTCTAGCGGACACCCAGCGCACTCCGCGCCGCCCGCAGCCAGCCCCATGGGTTCAAGGTCCATCGGCGACTTGGCGTCGTTGATCTGCTTGGCGCGTTTCAGCAGCGCGTTCTGCGCTTCTTCGTCCGGTTCAATCGGAAAGATGTTGATGTCGGCCCAGTCGCTGGCGTTCTGATAGATCAGCAGCCCGCCTAGCGGATTGCTGTGGCCCGTGCGCCGGCATATCGCCATGCCGTACTGCACCTGCGCGACGTGTCGTGCTTTGGGCAGGTTCTTTGACGCAACGCGTGGGTCGATGGATTTGATTTCGAGGTAGTACGTCTCGCCGTCTATCCGCAGAAACCCGTCTGGCGTTGCGGACGCGCCGTAGTCGTAGTCGACCAGCGTTTCCTGCCGGTCGCCGATTTGCGTGAACCACAGGTCTTGCTGCTTGACGATCCGGTAGTGTCGCTCGATGCGGGCAAACACGTCGCACAGCGCGGACTCCATACCTTTGCCGCGTGCGGTGTAACCGTTGCCGCCCCAGCTGCGGTCGTTGACTTTGCTGTCTTTTACCTTGCGCGGGCAGCTGTCGATTTCCGAACCGCCGACTGTCTTGCTGCGGTCGTGCGCAAACTTAGTTGGTTCGTCGATATGGTCGATTATCGCGTGGCGGAGAAAATCAGCTGATGCGGCAGTTTCGGCCAGTTCCGGCCCCAATTCGTCAGACACTTTTGCGTTTCCTCTAAGCTGCGCGCTACAGCCCAGAAGCCGCCGGCGCGTTGGATGATGTCACCGACAACGCGCTGTTCGGGGGAGAGCCGGCCTTTTGCTGCTTTCAGTTCGATGCAGAGCACTTGGCCGTTGTGTAGGATCGTGACGTCTGGCCAGCCCTTCCGCATGCCGTGACGCTTGATCATCGCTTGCGTCTTGAACCCGCGTCGCCCTTCATTGACGACTGAGGTCCACACAAGCGGTTCCTCCAATTCACGCTCAACAAACCGGAGCCAGTCAGCCACTTCTGTGTGGATTGCGGATTCTGATTTGCTGGTCATGGGGGAGGCGTATAATCGCTAATATACGGGTTGTAAACCATCTAAACCCGTTTTTGCTTGTATTTACTGCATGTTTTGCTGTAGGACGGTCCCATAGCAACGAGGGAGTACCGCTATGACTACCGCCAAGATTTACCAGTTTCCAGTGAGTACACTGCGAGAAGTCGCCACGGAATTAGTCGCGCTGCACCGCGCGTCACTGGTCCGCCAGCTGACATGGCGCGAACAGGCCCGCTACGTGCGGCTGATGCGGCAGCGCAACCGCGAGGCGCTGGCATGTTGAGCAATCGAGAAAAGCGTCTCACGACGCAGATCGCCCACGCGCTGGAACTGCCGCTGCATCACGCGGCTCGTAAGGTGATCGGCGCGAAACGAAAATACCGCCAGAACGCAGACCGGCTGAAGATTACGTGGGAAGAATCCGCCCCAGCAACCGTGCTGTACAGCATCATGCTTTGGGATGCGATTGTAGCCGGCAACAGCCCGAAACGGTCGCAGGAATGCGCTGACCGGCTAGACGCGTCGTACACCACGGCCCTGCGCCGTCTCGAAAAGGTCGTCCCATGACCCGGCGCGCGATGCTGTACGGCACAGCGCTACTGACCGCCGCCGCTGTCGTGTCCCACGCATGGGACGCTGTGGCCCAGCAGCTGATCACGCCGCCTGACATATACATGCCGCTGGTACAGACCGCCGACGACGACAACGTGTTCTGGTACTACGTCGCGGGGCTGTCGTCCGGGGCGAACGCTGCGTGGATCGCGCAGTCCGGCAAGCCGCTGTTCTGTAAGCCGCATGGGTTCAGCGACCACGACGCCACCCGCGACGTGATCCTGACGTTCCTCGCCACGCTGGACGACATAAACGAAACGACGATCCTAGAAGCAGTGGTCCCCGGCGCGTTCGCGCTGGCGTATCCGTGCGACGAAGGGCCGGCGCTGTGACCCCCCGCCTCGCAAACAGCGACGACCCAGTCGTTACCCGGCTGCTGCCGTACCTCGCACGGGCGACGGACACAGCAAGCCCCGTGGAATCAGTATATCCGGCCATAGAAGCCGAAATCGCGGGTATTCTTGACTACCGCGCCGGCAGCGATATACCAGCCCGCGAATTACTGGTCCTGGCAATGCAGGAAACCACGCACCGGCCGTTACTGAAGGCTGCAATCAACGGCTTCCGCGATTTGCCGCGCTAAAATCCGATTTTGCTTGGCTTTACCCCGGTGCGCTGGTAATCGTTGGTAATAAGCGCGATAACGCGCAGTTATGAGGGAGTCACAGTCATGTCATATGACACAACCAAAGCGGCGAACTTTGCGAAGCGCTTGAAAGGCATCCTTCGCGACCGCAACCTTACACAAGTCGAAGTACAGCGCGACACTGGCCTGTCGCAGCAAGCCATCAGCGGCTGGTGCCGTGGGCTACACTTGCCTCGCGGCGAGCGCCTGTCGGTGCTGGCAGCGTTTCTGGACATGACGCCACGCGAGCTGTGTCCCGAAGCATTCGATGACAACACCGTGAAGATGACCACCAGCAGCATATCGTTCGGCCCGATTGACGACCAGGATGGCTGGTACATGCTCAAGATCACGCCGGGCATGGCTGTGGACGAAAAGTTTGTTCAGGGCCTGATGGAGCTAAACCGCGATTTCCAGAACCGCAAAAAGGAGGAGGGTTTTGTAGATGTCCAGTGGTGACACGTCTGCACGCATAGCAGTATCCGCAGCAGCCGGCCCGTTTCGGGTTCGCGCGAACAAACGTACCAGTACCTACAACGTATTATGGTACGACCACGACTCGAACGGTGCGCTTGTCGAGCACGAACACCCGACGCAGTTTCGGACCCAGCGCAGCGCAAACGAAGTCATGCAGCGGCTAATGAACCAAGCGGAACGCAAGCGCCCGCGCGTCGAGCTGTGTCCGAACCGAAATTTGTACATGCTGCACGTCCACGTTGACGGTAAGCTGGTGCGGCGGTCGCTGGGGACGCGTGATCCGCAGGAAATCCCCCGCCGCCGCGAAATCGTAATGGCGAAACTTGGCCTTGGCGGCGACGCTGGCGTATTAACAGTCCGCGAGATGTTCAGCGATTACTACGACCACGGGTTGGTAGACGCTGCGGCTTCTACGAGGCAGGTTTACGGCCGCATCATCCAGCGTCTGCGTAACCACTTTACCGATGACATGCCGGTTAGCACGATAACAGAAGACCAGCTCGCGGTGTATCGCACGCACCGTCTAGAATCGGTGCAGCCCGTATCCTTTGGGCTGGAAGTATCGTGCTGGAACGCGGCCGTGCGCTACGCCATCAGCCGCAAGACGCTGGACCCCAGCAAAGCGCCGCCCTTGCTCGACAAGCCAGAACGGCTGCACAAGGAGCGGCTGCTCCTGACCCGGGACGACTGGGCCAGCATTCTCGATGAAGCCCAAAAGTTCCGCCGCTACGTGACCCACAGCCCGCGTATGGGCTCGCTGGAACTGTATTTGCATATGGTGCGCTACACCGGCGGGCGGGCGTCGTTCTACGACCAGCTGCAATGGTCACAAGTAGACCTGCACAACAACCTGATCGACTTCCAGCAGCGCGGCGTCGTGGCGTCGAAGCGCAAGCGCCGGCCGCAAGTGCCGATTGCGAAGGAGCTGCTGCCCGTACTGCAGCAGGCCTACGCCGAACGCGAACCTGGCGACGAATACGTGCTGTGGGAACGCGGCACGCCTATCGGGGAACGCGTCACAGGGTTTGCGCG